TTGTGTCTGATACCAGTGCTGACGGACCAAGCCGAACCTCCCGCCGCAATAGGCGCATCGTTTGGGCATGGCACGCATTCCGTAAAAGAGCTGCCAGAAAGAAACTCCGCAAGGTGGCAACATCGATGTGGGTGGCGCAGGCGCCCACACGAGGCGTGCCGAACATTATGTTTTTGCAATGTTGGCAACAAACGTTCAGGAACGGCCGGCTATTTGAACAGAAAGTACCCACCGGCGGGAAATCGGTAGCGGATTCAATGACCGGCTGCTGAAGAAAGCCCCTGTGTTGCTTGCTTTTCTGGCGTTTCGGTGTACCAAGGGATTTCATGCGGGTTCATGCTTGCCCGCATTTTCTTGCTACCCCAGAACTACCCCACACGAGCGTTAGGGCGCTTATTTGCAATGCCGCTAAGCGAACTCGGTATCCGCAAGCTCAAGGCTCCGAAGCCGGGCAAACGACGAGAAAAGTTTGATCGTGAGATCCCTGGTTTTGGGATCAGGATCACCGGCAAAGGCGCGCGTTCCTTCATCTTGTTGTACTCATTCGCCGGCATACGGCGCCGGTTCACGATCGGACGCGTCGGCGAGTTCAAGATTGAAGACGCTCGTGAGAAAGCGCGCGAGCTCCGAGGCCAGATCCGTCAGGGCCGCGACCCCTGTGCTGAGCAAAAAGCTATCCGCGCCGCCCAGAAGACCGCCCAAGCTGTTGCCAAGGCTACCCCCGCGCCGGTGGCGTTCCGCGAGGCTGTGGACATCTATGAGAAGCGCAAGCTCGGCAACCTACGCCGCGGGCGTGCGGTCAGGCAGACGATCGACAAGCATATGATGCCCGCCTGGGCCGAGATGCCTTTGACCGCGATCACACGCGACCATGTGCGGGAGCGTGTCGAGGCGCTGGTGGATGCCGAAATCCCCGAGGCCGGCAGGCGTGTGCTGGAGATCTCACAGCGGCTCTTCTCCTGGGCGATCGCCCGCGGCACCTTCGGCATAGAGGAATCGCCCTGCGAAAAGCTGCGGGCTAAAGACCTCGTCGGCAGACGGTCGCTCCGGGATCGCGTCCTGACCGATCTGGAATGGCGCGCGCTCTTCCGCGGTGTGGGGCGCATGGACCTTCAGTACCGATCGATCGTCGAGTTGCTCGCCCTGACTGGACTGCGGCGCAATGAGGTCTCGGATGCACGTTGGTCTGAGTTCGACCTCGGCAAGAGCGAGTGGGTGATCCCGGGCGAGCGGATGAAGAACGGCGCCGCGCACGTGGTTCCGCTGATTCCGCGGATGGTCGAGATCATCAATTCGCTGCCGCGCACGAGCAAGCAGTTCTTGTTCCCGAACAACCGGGGCAATCGGCCCTTCACCAGTTTTACAGCGGCAAAGGAGAAGCTCGACGCCTTGATGCGCGAGGAGATCCGACGTGAGGACCCGGAGGCTGAGTTCAAGGGCTTTGTCCTTCACGATTTACGCCGATCAATGCGGACGAAACTGAGCGAGCTGCCTGTTCCGGGCGGAGATCTCGTGCGTGAGCTTATTCTCTCGCACAAGAAACCGGGCCTGCACCAAGTTTACGACCAAGCTGCGTATTTGACCGAACGTCACCGAGGCTACGAGCTCTGGGCGGAGAAGCTGGCCTCTATTCTGGAGAACCGATCGGCCGAAGTGATTGACTTGACCCAGCGAGCAAGCGAGGGGCGCTGATCCTGGGGAAGAGTACCGATTTCTATTGCGCTGGTTTTCCATACTACCCCATAAATTCCCATTGATTCGCAGAATTCGAGTGCCCTTCCGTGAGCGCATACTGTTTTGTGCCGGCAGCTGTGCCGGCTGAGTCTGTAAGCAACCCATTGTATTTGCTCGACTGTGCCGTTGTGCCGGGACTCGAGCAATGACGCGGCCGCCTCCAAATATCTGTCGGCGCATTCGCAAGCTCCATGCTTTAATCGGCTCGCCCAATGCCAAAGAGGCCGAGGTCGCACGCACGAAGCTTAGCGCGTTGTTGACTGAGTACGGTCTCACCTGGAACGACATTCCCGATATCCTGGCGGCAATCGATACTAGCAACACCGCTGCTCAGAGCGCGTCAACACATCAACCAGCGAGTGACCAACCAGAGGTCAATGTCCTCGACCTCGTGCTAGTCCTCATCGAGAAACACATTGCAATCACGCCAGCCGAACGCGCGGGCGTGGCACTCTGGATCCTGCACACCTGGGTCTTCGACCGGTTTATAATCACGCCTCGGCTGACTCTGCTATCGCCGGTGCGAGGATGCGGGAAGACAACACTGCTGGCGCTGATCGAGCTGCTAGTCGCCGAGCCGCTTCGCACTGACGATATAAGCGCCGCAGCCGTCTACCATCATCTAGGTCACAACTCCGGCGCTTGCTTGCTGGTCGATGAAGCCGACAATGCCGACTTGCTGCATAATCGCACGCTGCGATCGGTGTTCAATAGCGGCCATCGAAAGGGCGGTGGTGTCGCTCGATTTGTGGGTGGCTGGTCACAACGCTTTCCGACGTTCTGCCCCCTCGCCGTCGCGGCGATAGGCACCCTGCCGCTGCCGCTCCTGCATCGTTCTGTCTTGATTAATATGCAGCGCCGAGCGCCTGAAGCTGAGATCGAGTGGCTTGATGAGGACGGCCCCGAATGGGCCGCTGCACGCGAACAGATTCGACTGTGGGCCCTATCGTGCCAGCTTGATCCGAACCCGGAAATGCCGCCGGCCCTGTACAACCGTGCCGCCGATAATTGGCGGGCGCTGTTCTCTATTGCTGATAATCTGAGCCACGGTAAGGAGGCACGATCGGCCGCGCTTGAGCTGAGCTCGAATCGGCCGGACGAGGATCCGGGCGTTGTTTTGCTCGGGGATATTCGAGTTGTATTCCGAAAACTCGATGTTGATCGCATTGCAAGTGCGGAACTGATCCTTGAGCTCCTAGCAACAAATGATTTCTGGACTGACTGGCGCGATGAGCGGCCAGGCCGCAAGCTGACCCAAGGTGATCTCGCCCGCCTCTTGCGCCCCTTCCATATCAAATCGAAATCGATCTGGCCTGCAGAGCGGGCGCCAAACAGTCGAAGTAAAAAGGGTTACACGCGCGATCAATTCGAACGTGCGTGGCGCGCTTATTGTTCTGACGGCACAGCGCCACAAACAAACAGAAACATACGGTTAGTGGGAGGCTGATCCGGCACGGCGGACGGCACGCGGAGAAGCGGCATGCATGTAGAGAATCCAGAGGTCGATCGTAAACGCGAACAGGATTTTGAAGAGGAAGCTTACAAACTCGCGGCACGTATCCGCCGGGACAACTTCGACCCTCAATCGATTGTCATCGAGGCATTGAAGAGGGAGCAGGCTGAGCATCTCGCTCGCAAGAATGCGCCGATCCCAAGATATAAACCTCCGATCCTGCGCAAGGGCGATTGGAACGTTCATTACGACGACGCTCTCGCGCGCGTCGGCGAACTAACAGCGCTCGGCTGGTCCGATTCGGCGATCAAGCACGAGATTCAGGCCAGGTGGAAATTCCCCGACTACAACTACCACGTGATGATCGACGGCTCGTCCGAGTGCAATTATCCCCAGCACAGAAAGTATAAGCTGCCTTAAACTAATTCTCCCCGGTCCTTAAACTAGCGGGTCGCCTTAAACTAACTCTCTGACCTTTAAACTAACTCCCATCCCTAAAACCAACATTTGTTCTGCTTAAACTAATAACCGTCGTATTTTCAGATAACGAATAGTGTGGTTCATGCTCACCCATGAGCCACCCCCTTCTTCTACGCGACAAGGATCTCGCCAAGCTGCTTGCGATGTCAGAGTCCGAGCTCTGGCGCCGGCGGCAGAACGATCCTGATTTCCCGGTCAGCTTCCATTCCGGCCCTGGAATGCGCGTCACCGAATACGGTGCCGCCGCTGCCTACATCACCGTTCTGAAAGAGCGCGCCAAAAAAGGACTGCCTGTCCCTGGCCGTCGCTCGCGCGGTCGTCCGCGGAGATCCGAAGCTATCCAATCGGAGGGGCGCGGCGGTGGAATCTGACGGCCTGGACATTCCCGCATTCTTGAAGATCTCGCAGGCGGAGCGGCGGGCGGCGTGGGAGACCTGGAAGGGATTCCCCGACCAGAGCAAGCCCATCTTCGATGACCGCGGCCCCGGCAGCGTTGCTCGCCGGCTCGGCTACACCGACGGCATCAACCGCACTTTCGTCGCCGAGCTTGAAGCTCGCGAGATCGCGGAGCGCGCCCGCAAGCGCGAGGAAGGTCTCGCGCGCCTAGCAGCATGGAAGGCGGGGCAGGCGGAAATCAAAGCCGTCCAGGCTCGGGCCCGCCGGCAGCACAAGGAAATTTTGAAGGTTTGAGAGAAACGGGGGCTCCACAGGGCCGAAGCCCCCGCTGAAGGCTGTTTCGCGACAGTCATAACCCCATCGGCCCAAGAAAGGAAAGGTGAGCGCGATGACCGTGCTCACATATTACGACCAGCCTCGGCTGGCAAGGCTACCCCGGAAGCGAAAGCCGACGGGCACTCGTCGATCACCCCATGCCCAGATCCGGAATGGGGTTCGCGTCGCAAACCTGAAGGCCCTCACGGCCGGTGAGTTCTACCTCGCCAATACCGTGACCTTGCAGGAGGCGGCGCTCCGGCATGGGACGAATGTTGCGTACCTTCGTGCGGCGATCACCGTGATCAAGGCGAACGACCTAGATTGGGTCGACCGCCTCTTGCACGGCAGATGCCGGATCCTGGCGGCGGCGAAATTCTTGGAGCCGCAGGTTAAGGCGATCGAGGCTCTCAAGGCTGCCGGCTCGGCGAACCTGAGAGCCATCTACGCTGCCACTGGCTTCACCAACAAGCTGGCGAAGCTCCTGGCCGACAGCCCGCCTGCGGAGCGCACCAGCGCCGCGCGCGACTTCGGGCACCCGGACTTGATCTGGGACGAGATGGTCGTGCCGACGATCTCGGCCGAGTAATCCGCCGCCCCCGGGGCACCGCGGCTACGGCTGCGGTGCTCCACCCTTCTTCTAACGGATCATCCCTCTCAAGGATCTCTGACATGGTCACCATCAACAACGGTTCCGCGGTGGAAGCTCTCTGGGAAGCGATGGGCTGGGAGTCGATCAACCCCGACGAAATATTCGATCAGATCTCATCCAAGCTGAACCGGCATCCGCGCTTTAAGGGCCTGAGCATTACCGAGATCGATTTGTTGCTCGCCGATTTGCGGCGGCAATTCGTGCATGAGGTACACGAATATCAGTGGCGCCTCGTCCAGGCGTTCAAGCGCGAACTCGAATTCGCAGAACAGGACACCGCGGCATGACCACCAGAATCATCCCAGCGGCCACGCGCAGCACAGCCGCCCGCGGAGCGAAGGCGCTTATTTTGGGGCCGACCGGCGTGGGCAAGACCTCGCTCCTGCGCACGCTCGATCCACCGACAACGCTCTTCCTCGACATCGAGGCCGGTGACCTTTCTGTGCAGGATGTGCCGGTCGATACATTGCGCCCGCGCACATGGCCGGAGCTGCGGGACACCGCTGTTTATTTAGCTGGCGCCAACCCCGCTGTGCCCCGTGATGCGGTCTACAGCGAGGCGCACCTCGATGCGGTGATCGATAAGTTCGACAATCCCGAGGGGCTTAGCCGGTACCGCACTTTCTTTGTCGATAGCATCACCGCGGCCGGTCGCCTGTGCTTTGCGTGGGCATCCCAGCAACCGGAAGCCTTCAGTGAGCGCTCTGGCAAGCGCGACCTGCGCGGTGCTTATGGCCTGCATGCGCGTGAGATGTGCGCCTGGCTCATGCACCTTCAGCAGGCGCGCGCGGTCAACGTTGTCTTCCTCGGGATCCTTGAGACCGTCACTGACGACTTCAACCGGACGGAGCACCGGCTTCAAATGGAAGGGAGCCGAACCTCTCGCGAGCTCCCCGCGGTCGTCGACCAGATCGTAACGATGCAGTGGGTGAAGTTCGGCGATGACGCGCCGGTACGCGCCTTCGTGTGCACATCACCCAACCCTTGGCACTACCCCGCCAAGGACCGCAGCGGCCGGCTCGATCAGGTCGAGCAGCCGCATCTCGGCAAACTGTTTGACAAGCTCACGAGGGCCGGCGGCGCCCTCGCTGTTGAGTCTGCCGCCAACAAACCCCCAACCACATGAGGTGCTCCGATGGGAGCTTTTGACTTCAATACTGCGAAAGAGCAGATGGACTTCGATATCGTTCCGGCGGGAACGATCGCGGTGGTCCAGATGAACATCCGAGCTGGCGAATGCGGTGAGGATGGCATCCTAAGTCGCTCGAAGAGCGGTGAGGCGGAAGGTCTCGATACCGTCTTCACCATCGTCGACGGCAAGTACACCAAACGCAAGTTCTTCGCCTTCCAGGTGGTCTCTGGCACCACCGATGGGCACGCCACGGCCGGCCAGATCACGCACAGCAAGCTCCGGGCGATCTTGGAGAGTGCGCGCGGGATCAAACCGACCGACGTGTCCGAGGCGGCGAAGAAAGCCCGCAGCGCCAGCTACGTGGACTTCGACGGGATCCGCTTTATCGCGCGGATCGGCGTCGAGAAGGGCACCAACGGCTACAAGGACAAGAACGTCCTTGAGCGGGTAATCACACCGGAGATGAAGGAGTGGCACCAGGTCGAGCAGGTCGACCAGGCGGCCGCGCCTTCGACGCCGGATAACGATCGTAACAAGATCGTCAAGCCGAATTGGGCGTCATGAGCCGGCGCCGGAAGGTTACCGTCCGGCTCCCGTCGCCCAGTGCGGTCGAGGACGCGTGGCTGCGGCAGGCGACTGCCGTGGCCATCGCGGCCGCCCGCAATGTCGTCCGCTCGGGCACGGTGCCGCCGATGACGCCGGTCGGGCGTCTATCCGACACCGAATGGGGCTGGATTGTCGCCTCAGCCTTGTTCGGCTGGATCAGGGAGAGGGCGACACAGGCCACCAGCAACGGGCTCAACACCGAGAAGCAGCTTCAGCGGACCGGCCTCGACCCTGACCCGTGGGACGCTGGCGCAATCGCCTGTGTTCTGCCGGAGCTCGCCGAGATCAAGGTCGACTGGAACGCATCCTTAGCCGAGCTCTCACGCGACGAGATGATCATGTTTCTCGGCGAGGCTTACACGCTGATCCAGAAGGCCATGCACGCTCGCGATCATGGTGAGCATCAGATCACCAGGCAACCGCCGACGGGACCGACGACGGAAGATATCCCCTGGAACGATCCGATTCCGGCCCTCGACCGAGAACTGAAGCCAGCGTGACTGTCATGCCCGATTTCAACCGCACCGAAGCTTCCTCCGCACCAGCGAGCATCGCTATCAATGCCCTGCTCGATGCCGGAGCACGCGCCGATATAGAGAAGACTCGGAACTACCTCGGCGCTTCTGCGGTTGGGCACCCGTGCATACGAAAGGTCCAATACGACTGGATGTGCGATCCAGCGCACGCGACGCGAACGCGAGACATATTCGCCCGTGGGCATTTCTTTGAGGCGCAAAGCAAGACCCATTTCGAGAAGGCGGACTTCCGGTTCGCCGAAAAGGATCGACTCGAATTCGAAGCGATCGATGGCTGGCTCCGCGGCCACGCGGATGGAATCTTTCTCTCAGGACCGGAGATTCCTGGAACCGCTTACCCATGCCTCTGGGAGCACAAGGCTATCAACGCGAAAGGCTGGAGGGACCTAGAGCGCGACGGGCTGGCGAAGGCGTATCCGCAGTATGTCGTTCAGGTAGCGCTCTATCAGTTTTACCTTGGCGTCGATGCCAACCCAGCCATCTTTACCGCCACCAACGCCAACACGTGTGATCGGCTTCACATCCTGGTTCCGTTCGACATCGAGCTCGCCGAGGCCACCTTCCAGCGTGTGCAGACGATTATTGATGCAACGAAGCGCGGCGAGCTTCTGCCGCGGATAACGGACGATCCAAATAACTGGAAGTGCCGGCTGTGCGGTCACAAGGATCGGTGCTGGCGGTCATGATCGACACCAAAACAAACGACATGCTTGAGAAGCTCCTCAAGGTCGCCCTCAGCTCCGACAAGGATGGCGAGGTGATCGCAGCCACACATGCGATCAGACGGACCCTCGCCGGGGCCGGCTCCGATATTCATGAGCTCGCTGCACGCGTTAAGGGCGGGAAGCTCTCAGAGTCGGAGATGAAGCGCGTCTATGATGCTGGTTATCAAGAAGGAAAAGACGCTGCCGTGACCGCTCAAGGTTTCAGCAATACCGAAGGGCCATCGTGGCTGGAGATGGCGAAATACTGCGCCGGTCACGACGATGGGCACCTCATACCTCGGGAGCGAGAATTCGTCGACGATATGGTGCGGTGGTGCGCCCGGCGGGAACCGACCGAGAAGCAAGGCAAGCGGCTCCTCTCGATCTACGCCAAGCTGGGGCGGCGCCGGCGATGAGCAAGAAACCCGAGACGCTCAAGAGCGACCTCGCGCATCTGCCGGCCGCGCTGGCGCCGCTGATGGCGCTGCACCACTGGGTTCTGTGGCGCTGGGAGTTGCGCAAGACCTGGACCAAGCCACCGTTCACGGCGGCGGGTTATCACGCGAAGAATAATGATTCGACGACCTGGGGATCCTATGAATCCGTTCTCGCTGCCATACAAAACGGCGGCAAGTTCGATGGTATCGGATTTGCGCTCCTCGACACCCCCTTTGATGTGGTGGACCTTGATCATTGCCTTGACCCCGCATCGGGCCAGCCCGACGACTGGG